CAACCACTGGGTTGCACGCTTTCAGCACTCGCTGCTGACTGACACTTTAAATCGTGTGGGTAGTTTAAGCCTTCACGTCCGGCATCACATGTCAAGCCTCTGGAGTGGGTTAACCCTTAAAGAAATCCAATGGACTGTGAGTTTTGAACTCATTGCTCTGGAGGTGGCTCATGATGCGAAAATGCCGGAAACCATGCAGCGCCGTGAACGGACCGCGGAGAGAACCGCGGAAAGGAATCAGCGCCTATTGGATCCAACCTCTCACCATACCGCCGAAATGGAAACTGAGAAACCAGGTACCGGCCCTGTAAGAAAACGGAAACAGCCGCAGACAACTCATTGTGACGAGCAGCCTAGACCAGACTGCTTGGGCTCTGCGACATTGGTCACCGGGATTGTAACACTTGGGCAGATAGATATGGATGATACTGTCTGTTCAGCTGTGTTCGCATGGTGCCGTGAAAACGGCATTGTGCCAGCTAACCATTATTGGGACGATGATTTCCGGATCACGAGTATGGACTTACTGCCGCTATCTCGTATGGACAATATGATGTCGGGTAGTTTCTTGCCACCGCCTATTCGGCTTAGTTGCAAATTGCAGCGGCCTCATGATAGGTGTAGGTTTGATTACCAAAATGGCCGACACCGACACGCCCGGCTGCTGATACATCACAGGATGAACCCAAACAAAATTCTGACAGCAGCTGAATATGTCATCGAGAAGAACCCTGGACCACCACGAAGGAGACAAAACCAGCGTGGCCAGGCCGAGGAACCAGCACGACAGGCGCGTGATGGATTGCAGCAGTATGTCATGACACGTGTGTACTTGCGGGGGCGCGACGCCGTGTATGCAGATGAGCGTGCATTGGCCCGTTTTAATAACTGGGTTGATGCAAACGCCGCTCAAATAGATCCAGCAGAGCAGCGTATTTGCCACGTATGTGGCGAAGCAGCATTGCGGTTATGCGAACACCGCATCACCGCTCCGCCGGCGTATGAGCCACCACCACCGCCACCAGCGCCCGCAATGCGGGTGCGACCCATCACAATCGTGCAACGATTCGCCCGCGCCTTCAAACAGCCTGAGTTCGATCTTGGGCAGCAGGACGCGCAATTTTTGGCGGGGTTCAGTAATGATCATATTCATCAGAGCATGTTAATACCTGAACTCTACAATTACATCACAGTAAACCAGCAAACATCTTATGCTGTGAATGGGCGAGATAGCCGCGATTTGCGATTGGCACACAGCCACCGTTTGGCCCACAGGTGGTCAGAGAATTCCAACCACTCTGAGACCCTTGTGCAGGACACGGTTTTCGCCAATAGGTTCAAGTTCACAATACAGCGGGCTTGTGACCAGGCGGAGAATCGCATGCTTTACAAATACCACGACCCGACCCAGAATTTTGGTTTAGCCTGGTTGCCAACATATCTGGTTATGCGCGGTCTTTTCTTGATGGCCTTCGGACTTTTGCTCCTGATATTCGTCGATTTGACGTTGCCTTCAACCCTGCCACCATTCGCAGAAGTTGTTGTTTGGCACGTTTACGCGACGGCCCGCTCACTCCTTATGACGGTCAAGGCTGGAAGCGTGCAACTCTGCAAATTGATTCTGCTGGACGGAATCGCATTGCTAAGAGTCATGACGCATGCAGTCGCGACCCATTTGTCCAGTTTATACCACTGGGCTGTGGAAACAGCGGTAGCGGGCATGGAGTCCCACTAATTGAGCCCCAGGAAACTGTGGTAATGGCCAACTGTGTGCACAACCAAGTTGAGTCTTTTAAGCGCAGGTATTTCAAAGATACCCCTGTTGTGCAAAACACGAATCTCAATTATGGATTAATTCTCCGCATTGTTGAACGCTTAACAACTGATGTCAAAAAGTTCTATAAACCGGAGTTCAATTTCCATAAATATGTTGCTAGCAAACCTGGGTCCGCCAGGCGACGGTTTCTTAAAGCCGTCGAGCAACTGCGCACCGGCACCCGTGCATTAGATAGGGTGTCACGCATAAGTGCGTTTGTTAAAAACGAACGGTACTTCGCCCAAGGGAAAGCACCGCGCCTGATCATGGGGCGCGATCCAAGGTTCAATGTCTATTATGCCAGGTTCATCGCCCGGTTTGAAGATGCATTTTTCCAGTTACCTCAAGTGGCCAATGCTTGCGATTACCAATCATGCGGTGACAAGTTCTCTAAACTTTACCGAAAATCTAGTAGAATGTTTGAGAATGATATGAGCGCCTATGAGTCATCACAGCGTTGGCTTTATCTCGCACTGGAATTCCTTGTTTACGCATGGGTCTGCCCTGAAGACGAAGTCGAAGATCTGAAGCTGTTGTTTGCCACGAAATTGGTCAAGAGTGGTAGGACCGAAGCTGGCCTTAAGTTCTATTTTGAAATGTGTCGTGGATCAGGTGATTTAGACACTGGCTGTGGCAATGGTGTTGGCAATTACATCGCTACCGCCTATTTCAAGATAGTTAACTTCTGTCCGCTTGCTGGGAACTGCCGTGTGGATGGCAGTTGTTGTGGCTGTTTGGATTTCGTCGTGAAAGGCGATGATTCCTATGGCACAGTCCCGGAGCGGCACACAGCTAATCTCATAAACACTTATGCGTGGTTTGGCTTGGATGCCAAACTTATTTATCGACCTGATGGCAGGTTGACTGAGTTCTGCAGCGGACATTTCATTAGAACATCTGACGGGTTCACTTACGTGCAGAAGTTGAGAAAGCTCATAACATCTGTGAGCACTCTGATTAACCCTGACTTCTTGAGGAGAGGCCAGGCCGCGCACTATTACCGGAGTCTTGGTGATATGTACGCGGTTTTGTACAAGGGAGTCCCCGTCTACAGTGAAATTGCTGAATTCCTCCAAACATCCAGTTCCAGACTGCGCATCAATGTCAACATGGTGCAAGGCAGCTATGGGGCTTATCAAGCATTCTCTAATACACGCAGTGTCCAAAAGATAGGCGTTTGCCCGGAGACTTTGCTCGATATTTCCATGGTGAATGAAATGAGTTTACCAGAATTGGAATGTTTGGCCACCCACTTTCGCACACATAAGCTGAAACTACCACCAGAATATCAGCGACGTTGCAATTTGAAAGGGGTACGGGCAAACGCCACAATCGAGATCCCACATGACATCCACATGGGATTTGACAGAAAACTTAACGACAAGCGCGCAGTGACATTCAAAAGGGAGCTGGACTACCTTTTGAAATTCCCTTCACGGGCGTTACCGCAGATAGCCAAGCGCAGTCAGTGAGGTT